AGGACATCTTCGGAGCCTATGCCGAGTACGCAAAAAAATTCAGAGTTAAATCAGAATGAAAGGAGGCAGGCCGATGTACCGAGGCGAATGCAACATCACCCACGGCGGAAGCAAAACGAGGCTGTATCGAATTTGGAAGCAAATGCGAATCCGGTGCCGCTGCGTGACGAATCCAACGTATAGATTTTACGGCGCAAGAGGAATTGATATTTGCGCTGAATGGGAGGATTTTGCCGTCTTTAGAGAATGGGCTCTGTCTCACGGATATTCTGATGAACTGTCTATTGACCGGGTAAATCCCGATGAAAACTACTGTCCTTCTAATTGTCGATGGATTACGAGAAGTGAGAACAGCAAACACTCACGCAAAGAGAAGCACTACACCTACAACGGAATGACCATGAACAATAAAGAATGGGCAGAGTATCTCGGGATTAACCCTGGAACATTAGTGCAGCGTATCAAAAGACACGGCATACCTCGGGCATTATCGGCCCCGAAGAATGGAAAAATCTTATGATTTGTTTAAACCGCTATCGACACTGCAATGGGTAGATAGAGACAAACTAACTGGGAATGCATACAACCCCAACAAGGTAAGCGAGGAAAATCTTCAGCTGCTTATCCAGTCCATACAGACAAACGGATGGACATTGCCTATCGTGGTTCGGCCTGATTACACAATCATAGATGGATTCCATCGGTGGACTGTAGCAGGGAGAGAACCGCTTCGTACTCTGCTGGGCAACAAGGTGCCGGTGGTGATAGTATCACACACTGACGAGGCAGAAGACATGTATGGCACGATAACCCACAACAGGGCTCGTGGCACACATCTGCTGGAACCCATGAAGGCCATCGTAAAGAAACTCATCAACGACGGCAAGAGTACGAAAGAGATATGCAAGCAGCTGGGTATGAGACCAGAGGAAGTGTTCCGTCTGTCAGACTTCAGCAAGGATGAGTTCATTGCCATGATGAGCAAGGGAGAGACCTACTCCAAGGCAGAGATACTATCCTACATCTAAACCTACAACGTATAAAATGCCCGTAAACGTACCGCATCGCCCCACAGAGCGATTTCGGCATCGTTTGCGGGCGTTCTATCGTGCAGGTGGTGAAAACGACGACAGCGCCAACGCACGGCTGCGGAACGACCCCGGAATCGTCACAGATTTTCGCAAGGTACTGTGAAACCCCTCCCCGCCGCTTGCGGGTGCTCGCGAACCCCGATTTGTGTGTAGTTAGTCGGCGAAAAAATCCCAATTTCGTTACGATTTTCAATGAAAAGGAGCAAAATTTTATGGAAACTGTAACAAAAGACACGGAAGTTACGACTAAAGAATTGGCCATTGTGTTAGGACTTTCGACAAGAAGAGTGCAACAGCTGATACAGGATGGTGTTTTTGATGCAAAATCACGGGGCCATTTTGTATTAGCAGATGCTGTGCAGCGTTACATTCAGACTCAAAACAAAGTTTTTACCACGGAAGAGGAAAAGACTTTGGAAAAGACAAGGCAGGTTTCGGAGGTCACGCTTCGGAAAGCAAAATCTGACATTGCGAAGATGGAAGCTGACGAGCTGCGTGGGAAGCTCCACCGCTCCGAGGATGTGAAAGCAATGACGGCCGACCTTATCTACACGCTGCGCAATTATCTGATAGCCCTGCCCGGACGAGTGGCCGTGGATTTGGCGGCGGCTTCTACCGCTCCGGAGTGTGCGGAGATTCTGAAAAAGGAAACGCACCTGATGATGAACGAGATGACACGTTATCGGTATGACCCAAAGAAATATGCCGAGCGGGTACGGGAACGGCGAAGCTGGGAGTCCGGGGCGAATGACGATGACGAATAAGGAACGCCAAAACGAAACACTCCGTCAGCTGGTCCGGGAACGGGAAATAAAAAATATCAATCGTGACATCGGCTCCGTTATGCGGGGCATGAAGCCACCGGAAGATCTAACCGTTACCGAGTGGGCAGAGAAAAAACGTCGTCTGTCCTCCGAGTCCAGCGCAGAACCGGGGCCGTGGAGAACATCCCGGACACCGTACCTCCGGGACATAATGAACGCTTTTACTGACCCGAAGCTGCGCCGCCTTGTCATGGTGGCCGCCTCCCAGGTCGGAAAATCCGAGATGATTAATAACATCATCGGGTACATCATAGACGAGGACCCCGGCTCCATATTGTTCGTCCACCCGACGACAATAGACGCCAAGGAGTTTTCAAAGCTGCGCATTGCGCCGATGATTCGGGATTCCCCTACGCTGCGTGAAAAGGTTGTCGCACCGAAGAGCCGGGAAACCGGGAACACGATTTTGCAGAAAACGTACCCGGGCGGCATCTTGACGATGTGCGGTTCCACGGAAGCCCATTCCCTGGCATCGAAGCCTATTCGGTATGTGTTCGGTGACGAACGTGACCGCTGGGCGTTGTCAGCCGGAATTGAGGGCGACCCTTGGAGCCTGGCCATGGCCCGGCAGAAAACGTTCTACAATGCGAAGGCGGTTGAGGTTTCGACTCCTACCATCAAAGGCAAGAGTGCTATCGAGGCTTCTTATGCGACCGGCACCATGGAAAGATGGAAGAGCCGATGCCCGAACTGTGGGGAATATCACGAAATACAATTCAAAGACATCCGCTACGAATACGAAACGGCTGTCGTCAATAACATAAAGACCTTCAATGTGACGAAGGTCTTTTATATTTGCCCGGACTGCGGATTCACTTTTTCCGAAACGGAAATGAAACGGCAGCCGGCACGGTGGGAAGCGGAAAACCCCGGCGCCATTGCCAACGGAGTCCGCTCTTTCTGGCTCAACGCATTCGTCAGCGCATGGGCTTCGTGGGAGAGCATCATTTTGGAATATTTGCAGGCCATCGGCGACACACGGAAACTGCAAGTCGTGTACAACACGGCCTTCGGGGAACTGTGGGAAGACCGTGGCGATGTCCAGGACGAGGACGAGCTGCTGGCACGCCGTGAGGAATATGTGGCAGATCTGCCGGACGGAGTGCTGGTTCTCACTGCCGGAGTCGATACGCAGGATGACCGACTGGAATACGAAGTCATCGGGCACGGCCACTTCGGGGAAACCTGGGGCATTGACAAAGGTGTTGTCATGGGGCGGCCGGATCTGCCTGCGGTATGGCGTGATTTACAAGAGCGCCTGGCAAGAACATTTTATTTCAACGATAAGCTGGGGCTGCGTGTGTCGACGGTGTTCGTCGACAGTGGCGGCCATTTCACGCAGAACGTCCGGGAAGAATGTCGGAGGCGGCTGGCCATGAAATGGTTCTCCATCAAAGGCCGTGGCGGCCCTGACATTCCGTACACATCCCCACCAAAGAAACGGCAAATCACAATAAACGGAAAACTGCGTGGAACCTGCTGGGAATATGAAATCGGCGTAGATGCCGGCAAGCAGATTATCATGGACAATCTGAAAGTACAGACACCCGGCAGCAAATATTGTCATTTCCCCAAGCGTGACGAGTACGGCTTCGGATATTTCAAAGGCCTGTTATCGGAGCATCTTGTTTATGAACCGGAGCGGAAACATCCGTGGATATGGGTGAAGATTCCGGGACACGAACGCAACGAAGCACTGGACTGTCGGAACTATGCGATGGCAGCATTCCGGGCCATGGCTCCGAACATGGATGCTTTGGACCGCCGTATCAAGGAAGCAAGGGGAATTAAGATAAACGAACCGGTGGAGACACCGAAACCTGCTACCGTGCAGAAGCCGAAACGGCGGAGCCGGACGATAAAGAATTATTACGAGGAGTGGTGACATGGCAACCAAAGTCGAGATTGAAAAACGCCTGGCATGGCGGAAGGAAGCACTGGACGAATTGCAGGCTGCCTATACGGCGCTGGTCAAGGGCGGTGTGAAGTCATACCGCATTCACAACCGGGAACTGACACGCTTCGACCTTCCTAATCTGATGGATGAAATCCGGAAGATGGAGGAAGAAATTGACGAACTGGAAGCCCAGCTTGCAGGTGGGCGGACACGTAAGGCCTTTGGGATTCTTCCAAGGGACTGGTAACGGGTACATGCTTCTTTAGGAGCTTACCATTGGGGGCTGCGGAGTTTGCTCTTTTCGCCGCAGTCTCCTCTTTTTATGGAGGGAAAACATGAGACAGAAAAATAAAGGATGGGGAAAGCCAAGAGCATCCGGCTACAGCGAAGCCGGGGCAAGCCGTAGCAAGCGTGCGCTCCGTGGCTTCAAGGCCAACTCCGGCTCCCCTGCGATGGACATCGACTGGAACAACATGACGCTCCGGCAACGTGCCAGGATGTTGTACATGGCGGCTCCGGTTGCGACAGCAGCTGTCAACACGAACCGAACGAAAGTCGTCGGTGTAGGG